AAGAATAATTCGCCGTCCATGCTCGCGGACTTTTACACGTACTGGCAGGGCGCGCCAAACGCTTCTCCAAGCGTCTTGGTGCCGCTCACAGACCGCGTTATCGACACCTTGGTGTGGGATGGCTCCGCTTGGAACCACATGGGCTATGCCGACGTGGAGAACAATGCGAAGCAGATCGAGCAGGCTAAGTCGGATATCGCGGACAACGCCGCGAAGACCACCGACGCCAAGAAGACTGCTGAGAACGCCGCTGCCGCAGCCAAGAACGCGCAGGGCACGGCTGATACGGCCAATGGTGCGGCGAAGACCGCGCAGGATACCGCCAATGCTGCTACCGCTGCCGCGAAGAGCGCGACGACAACGGCAGGTCAGGCCAAGGACGCCGCCAATGCGGCAAACGCCGCCGCCGAAAGCGCGAAGAAGACCGCCGGCAATGCGGAGACACTGGCCAACACGGCCAATGCTTCGGCCAATGCGGCCAAGTCCGACGCGGCTTCCGCCAAATCGGACGCTTCCACCGCGAAGTCCGATGCGGCCAATGCCAAAGCCACAGCCTCGAACGCGTCAAGCGTGGCGACGCAGGCCAAGGCCACCGCCGACAGCGCGGCCCAGTCCGCCACCGACGCGGCCAACGCGGCGCAGAAGGCGAATACGGCTGCTGCCGCCGCCGCTGGCGTGGCGAACGGCAAGGCCGACGTGCTCATACAGGGCACAGCTCCGGCCATGTCGATGCGCAAGCCGACCACCTTGTGGATCGACACCACCGGTGGCGCGAACACGCCGAAACGGTGGAACGGGTCGGCTTGGCTGGCGGTGACGGACAAGGCCGCTACCGATGCGGCAAACGCCGCCGTCAAGGCACATGCTGCCGCGCAGACGGCGCAATCAACGGCCGACAAGGCTCAGACCACAGCCGCGAACGCCGCCGCGCAGGCGAATCAGGCGCAGGCCGCCGCCAAGAAGGCGCAGACCACGGCGGACGGCAAGAACCTGATCTACCGTGGCCCCGACGAACCAAGCCATGACGGTTTGAAGCCGGGTGACATGTGGTGGCGCACCCAGAAGTATTGGACGCGCTGGCAGGGGGAGAAGAACGCAAGCCCCTCGCTGCTCGCGGACTTCTACACCTACTGGACCGGCGCTCCGAACAATTCGCCTTCCGTGCTGGTGCCGTTGACGGATCGCGTTATCGAGGTGCTGACGTGGGATGGCACTCGCTTCACGCCATTCGACCTCGTGGCCAATAACATTCTGGCTGCTGGCACGGTGGCCGCGAAGCATCTCGCAGCCGACTCCGTGACCGCCGAAAAGGTCAAGGCCAATGCCATCACCGTGGACAAGCTCGCCGCCAACTCGGTTACGACGGAGAAGCTTGTGTCCGATGCGGTGACCGCCGCGAAACTCGCAGCCGACAGCGTGCAGGCGCGCAACATCGTCTCGCTCGCCATTACCACCGACAAGCTGGCGGCGAACTCTGTGACGACCGCGAAGCTCCGCGTGACGGAGGACATGACCGTGGCGCTCCTGAATGTGCATAAGATTCAGGCCGGGGAGATTGCGGCTAATGCCGTGACCACGGACAAGCTCGCCGCCGGTGCGGTCAATGCGGATAAGCTGGCCGCGAACAGCGTGACTGCTGGCAAGGTGCAGGCCGGTGCCATCGGCACCGACAAGCTGGCCGCGAACAGCGTGACCACGAGCAGGCTCAAGGTCACCGAGGATATGACCGTGGCCCTGCTCAACGTGCATAAGATCAATGCTGGCGACATCGTGGCTGGCGCGGTCACGACCGACAAGCTGGCCACCAATAGCGTGAACGCCGACAAGATCGCCGCGAACTCGGTGAACGCATCGAAGATAGTGTCCGGCGCGATCACCGCCGACAAGCTCGCCGCGAACAGCGTGACCGCTGTGAAGATCGCGGCGGGCAGCATCACGACGGACAAGGTAGCCGCTGGACAGTTCCGAGGCTACGTCTTCACCGGCGCGATATTCCAGTCCAGCGAGGCCGCGAACACCGGCGTGAAGCTCAATTCGACAGCCCTGCAGATGTGGGATTCCAACCACAATCGCACCGTCTACCTCGACGGCGAGGGCAAAAGCAACCTGCTGACCGGCACGTTCCAGACCCGCACGAGCGGGCATAGGGTGCGCATTTCCCCGGATTACAAGTCCACTACCATCGGAGGGACGGAAACGTTCGTCGGTGACGGATTGGAATTCCCCGCCTATGACTCGTCTAACAGCGCATACCACAGTTTTCCGGCCGTCGCTTCGGTCGTCCAGTCGGACGAGGTCGGCACGATGAGCGCCATGAATCTTTGGAGCGGACACGTCGAAAAGAACGATCCGGCGGCTTTCATGCGTCTGAACTCCAAGCCACGCGAGCGTGGCGGCACCGGCAGCGGCGGTGTCACATCCGAAGTGTTCGCCGTGGCGAACACTGATTACGACGAGCCTGACGCGAGCAAAAAAACCAGCGCATCGCTCGTCTTGGCCGGAGATAACGCGAACGGTTCGAATGCCTGGCTCCGGGCGCAAGACGCTAACGGCACTGTCGGAGTCGGAGCGAACATCGCGACCGGATACTTGTATCTTGGCGGCTTTCTTGGCGGTGTCACGAACCGTTTCACGTTCCGAGGCGCGGTCGCCTGGAAGGCGTGGTGGCCGAATCCCGGCCATAGCATATCGACCGGCGCTAGCACGCAGGTCAATTGCACGTTCAGTCCGACGAAATACGGACGCTATTACGTGGTCGCGAACGCGGATTCCGAATGGGCCGGCATCATCGCGCACCCGTGCAACACGGGCGGCCAGAGCGGCTTCACCCTGAAGCTTTACAACGCCGACCAGCCTTGCCCGGTCGACGTGTACGCCGAATACCTCGCCTATCTGGTCAAATGATTGGAGGACATGTTGTCAGCGACTTTCGAAATGGATGATAACGGATTGTGCATCATCCGCTGCGATCCGCCGGTGAACGGGTCGGACAGTTTCGTTTTCCAGCCCGATGTGCTCGCATCGTGGAAGGCGCTGCTCGGATTGGCTTCGACCCGTGAGGCGGTAGCGGCGATCATGCAGGGCAGGGAGGATACGAGCCGGTATGATCCGAAGACCGGCAGGGGCGTGTGGACCGGAGCGTTCGAGGCGTTGGAGGCGGCTTTGACGGATTCCGCCACCGGGGTGAGCATGCTCGCCGACGATGGGACAGTGTTTGACGATCCGCTGACAGCCGCACGCAACAAGACCCGTGAGGGAATGCGATTGCCGGTCATGTCTAATGAGACTGACGCGCGAATGCGCGCCGCGTTGACTGCTGACGGTTCCGATGTGGAAGCGTCGAGCGGCATCGACGTGGCCTGCACACGGGATGTAGACGGATTGGATGCCTTCCTCTCGGACGAATCCAGTCAGGCGATGCTGGACGAATGCGAGGAGCGATTCTATGAATCCCTCATGCCAAGGCAAAACCAACAGAATTAAGGAGATTGATTATGGCTGATGAAAGCAATGAGAATGCGATCACGGGTGACGTGCATGGCATGGCACCGGATACCGGCAAGAAGGATGATGCCGACGTGTCGGCTTCGGGAGTCCTTGACCTTCGCCCGCCGCAGGAGAGCCTGAAGGCGGAATTGTGCCGCCTCGGACTCGAATATTCCAGCACTGATGCGGCGGGCGTGGAATCGTGGCGTGATTATCAGCGTGGCGTGCTCGCTACGTTCGACCAGACCGGCGCGAACGTGACAATCACGGACGTGAAGACGAATCTTAGCCGGACGCTCACTGTTGGCGAATTGAAGACGGTGACTCGCATCGACACGATGACCGCCGCCGACTAATCCCGCATTCCACATTTTTCAACCCCTGCAATCCAATCGGATTGTGGGGATTTCGCATTAAAAGGAGACTTATTTTGACTCAGATTCCAGCCGACGCGAATCAGGTCATCGACCAGCTCGCACAACAGATCGGCGCACTCAACAAGCAAATCGCAATCCTTAACAGCCAACTCACGGCGGCCATGAAACTGATCCCGCAGGATGTGCTCGACGCAACCAAGGGGGTGGATGATGACACTGAGGACTAACCTCTTTCCCGACCCGAACGTGGCTAACACCATTTTCAAATGCGTGCCAATGCGATGCACTGTAGATTTTCCGACCGTCAGCGGCTTCCGGTGGCTGCGCGCCACGACCAGTGGCAGTGGTAACATATACGCGCAATACCAGCTTACGGGAGTCGATCTTCCACGGGCCGGCGTGTATCACATTCACGCAATCTGCTATGCGCAAGGCTCCGGCGCACTTTTCCGCGTCTATGCGGGCGTCGGTGCCGGATTCACCCTCCTGTACGAGACCGGTATCGCAGACAATCAGACGAAGTTGATTAGCGCGGACATCACGATTCCAGCCAACACGACGCAATTGCTTATACGTGTCGTGCCACCGTCCACGGTCGGCAAATTCATGCTGATCAGAGACATCCTCCTCGAATCCAAGTCCACTTACGACACTGGCGTTGGGGGGGGGGCTTCCGGGCTTCTTCACCGGGGATACGATGCCGCGCGCATAGGAGCGTCCGTCGGGCGGGTGATGCCCGATGATGGTCACGAACCTATGCACGAGCCCATCCTCGACCATCGCCCTGAAAACCGACAAGTGGGTGGATATCACGACCATTCAGAACAAGCCAGGGACGAAATATTTGGTCAGCGCCTATGTGAACGTCACCGGTGGCACTATCTCGATGAGAGGGTATGGCGACGTCAGTGCGAGCCGACGTGTCAGCTACGCGTTGACCGCCACCGTTGCCGGTCCGATGTCAATGAATTATTCCGTCAAGTCAGGCAGTCCGACCGTCACCGTGACCAATATGCTCATCTGCACGTGGGACGAGTATCAGGCGAACAAGACCCTGCTCGACGGCATCGGATATTTCACCGGGGACACGATGCCGCTCGCCTAACCCCTTTGGGGGTGATGGCATGAGAATCATCACGAACTATGCGTCCAGCCCATTGACGGTTTGCACGACCAGCAGCCGCGTGGATTTCAGAGGCTGGAACGTCGCCAGTGGCGCGCCAACCAAGCATGTCGTCAGCGCATACTGCCAACTTGTGTCTGGCACAGGCACGATCAGATTCGGATGGGACTCCGCTCACACGCTTAACAAGTCGGGCAGGCTGACTGCCTATCCGACGGACAACTCGTTCCCAGTCGTGGTTGTCGTCACCACCGGCGACGCCGTATGGAAAATCAACAGGATGATCGTCACCTCGCAAGAGGAATACAGCCTGCTGATGGGTGAATGCGGGCTTGCTTATTTCGACGGCGACAGCATGCCGCTCGCGTGAATTCCAAATCCCGTCGATTTCGACGGGTTTAAAAACCATTGAATCAAGGGAGGAATCGATGTGATCCAATCTTTTCTAGCCGGTTTCGGCGGTGTGGGTGGCGCGTGCGCCCTCATCACACTGTTGCTCAGGATATGGCCGGGCGCTTTGGACGCGTTGGCGACCGGCCTGTACGCGCACGTACGGCCGGAACGCCTGCCATACGATTCGCCGCTCTCGCAGCATTTCGCCAAGACGCGGCTGCTGGGTGAGCGTACCGAGAAATTCGACGAACGTATGGACGAGCTCTGCCGGGACACGGTCAAGAACACTCTGATCGGCCTGATCTACGGCGACAAGGACACCGACCACAGCGAGGCCGTCCGATACGAGCTCGCCAAACTCGAAAAACTCGACGCGCGATGCTGGATCGTCAACGCCGCCGAAAAATACTTGGAGGACCGACAGTGAGCGGCCCAGTCGCGTTGGGCGCGTATCTCATACTCCTCGCGCTCATCATCATCTTCAGCAACAATGCACACAGGAAGGATTAGATTAGCCATGAGTTTGAATGGCATCGACATCAGCAACTGGCAGCAGGGCATCGACCTGTCCAAAGTGCCTTGCGATTTCGTGATCGCTAAGGCCACGCAGGGCACGGGATACGTGTCCCCCGACTGCGCTCGACAAATCGAACAGGCACGCCAAACCGGAAAACGTTTCGGCGTATATCATTACGTCTCAGGCGGCAACGCCGTCGCCGAAGCCAATTACTTCGTCGACAATTGCGCCAACTGGGTAGGCAAAGGCCTGTTCTGCATCGATTGGGAATCCAACGAGAATTCCGCTTGGGGCAACGAGGGCTATCTCGAACAGGTCATCGCTCAGGTGAAAGCTCGTACCGGAATCCCTCCGATCATTTACGTGCAGGCATCTCGCTATGCTCAGGTCGCAGCTGTTGCCAATCGTCAGAACTGCGGCTTGTGGATCGCCCAGTATGCGGACATGAACGCTACCGGTTATCAGGATGCTCCGTGGAACGAAGGCGCTTATGATTGCGTCATTCGCCAGTATTCTTCTGCCGGCCGTCTTCCTGGCTATGGCGGAAATCTGGATCTCAATAAGTTCTACGGTGACGGATCCGTTTACGACAAGTATGTGACCGGGGATGGAAGCGGTTCGACGGCTGCTCCTTCGCAGCCTTCTGATCCGCTTGCGGGACGTTCCGATGACGATCTCGCCAATGCCGTGATTCGCGGTGAATTCGGCGATGGCGATGGTCGAAAGCAGAAGCTTGGCGCGCGTTACGGCGCCGTTCAGGCTTTGGTGAATCAGAAGCTCGCCAAGCCGGCATCCTCCGGCCGGACTTACACAGTTCAGCCTGGAGACACCCTATCCGGCATTGCCGCCAAGCTCGGCGTGGCTCAGTCCCAGATCACCGGATTCCATTCCGGCAACCCGAACCTGATCTATCCAGGCGAGGTGTTGGCCATCGGCGGTGCGGCGGTGCCAACCCAGTCTGCCGGCACGGCCTATACGGTGCAGTCCGGCGACACGTTGAGCGGCATCGCCGCGAAGTTTGGCACGACCTATCAGTCTTTGGCCGCGAAAAACGGCATTGCAAACCCGAATCTGATTTATCCAGGACAGGTCCTGCACATCTAGGAGGGAGAACATATGGCAGAACATGCAGCACCATCCACTTTGGAGACCACCGTCAATAATCTGACCAACGAACGTGAGGATGGTCAGGACAACCAGCCGCCGGACGCATACACTCCGGTCTTCAGCAAGCAGGTTAGGACCGTGGTCTATGTCTTGGGTCTGATCGCTTCGTGCGTTGGCCTTGGCTTCATGACCTTCGGTGATGCGGCTGTCGGCGGCTACATTTCGACCGTGGCGGGCTTCATCGCCAGCGGTCTTGGCGTCGCCTACAATCCGCTGCGCAACGCCTGACCGTGAGTGATTTGCGGGGTGTGAAACTCAACCTCGCGCCGGAAAATCAACCTCGGGTGTGGAAAAATTTGCGGCACTGTAGTGTCCGTGGAATTTTTTACACCCGTTTTCTAACAACACATGCCCCTCTTCCGGCTTTTCGCCGCCGGGGGGCGTCGTTTCGTGTTTTTCGTGCAGGATGACGGTTTTCGAGCTTTTTCCAAGAATTGCGAATAATATGTGAAGGGTATGGTTGTCGCACATCAGGAGGAGTCGTGGACGATGAAGAGGATGAATTCGACCGCGCGGAAGACGAAGACGGACATGGCGGCGCGCGGTTTCCGCGATGGCATGATCGCGGGGCTGACGGGACGCGTCAGGAGGTCGGAGCAGCCGAAGGTCATGTCGGCGGCGGAGATTCAATATCGAGCGTGGAACAGGGTGGGGCGGCAGATTCGCCATTCGATGGACAGCCTGTAGGACATTCAGGCATCGCGAGGATGGAGATGACCGCAATGAGCGGTCCTTTGCCCCCATCCCACGAGTTCGCATCCTACGAGAAGACGTTGCCGGGCGCTGCCGACCGAATACTCCGCATGGCCGAGGAGGCGCAGAAAGCCGACATCAAGGCCGACCAGGACATGAGGGACGCCTATCGGGAGGATAGACGCGCCGAGAATTGGGTGTTCAAGTTCACCTCGGCCATGTTCTCGACGGTGACGATCGCGGCTTTCGCATGCTCAATCGTGTTCGTGGCTCTGAAATTGGATTCGGCGGCCTATCTGAGCTTCGCCTGCACGTTCGCGTCGCTGATTCCGCGAATCGTGGAATCGTTCAGAGGTGGCGGACGGTCGAAGTAGTCCATGCATGAGGACGCCCCTCTCCCGGCTTTTCAAGGCCGGGGGAGGGGCGTCTTTTCGTTTTATTCGGACGTTTTGCGTTTGCGTGGCCTTCCTCCGCCGACACCGCGGCCGGGGCGTTGCGCGTTCCATTGGTCGATGGTCTCTGGCAGCCAGCCGCGCGTGCGTCCGATGGTGGCGTCCGGCTGGGGGAGCTTGTAGGCGCTGACGGCGGCGGTGCTGATGCCGAGGCGCTTGGACACGTCGGTGACGCTCAGGTATTTGATGGTCATGTCAGTCCTTCCTTCCGGCGATGAGCGCGAAGACGGCGCTGACGACGGCGCATCCGGCGGTGAGCGCGAACGGCCAGCCGAACCATGCGCTGGCGGCGGTTCCGAGCGCGAACACCGCGCTGACTATCGATTCCGTTCTCATGATGTCCCATGGCATAATCGGAGATATGGGGTTCCGGCCCCTAGGTCTGGCCGGAACCCTTGCTCACTTCCTCTTCTTCGGTTTCCGTCTCATCTCCTTGACGAGTCCGGTCACTGCTTTGATGAGGGCCGCGAGGCTCGCGACGAGAAGCGAGATGCTGGTGATTATCTCCGATGGTGTCATGTTCACCTCCTTTCCTTGATATAAACTATATTAGCACGGTAAATAAAGTATTGCAAGCCGAAACACAAAAAACAGAGAAAAAATCAACGGATTGATAGACTTGATGCCACGCAAACGAAGGGGTGAGCATGGCCTACACAATCCGCCAATACACGACAAAATCCGGCAAACGCTACGAAGTCAGATACCGCAAGCCGGACGGGGTGCCCACAGGAAAAAGAGGATTCCGCCGCAAGATGGACGCGGAAGCGTGGGGAGACCAGCATGTCAACGCCGCCAAAAGGGACGGCAGCTTCGTAGACCAGTCAGCCGGCCGCACATTGGTGTCCGACGTCTACGCCGAGTGGATGGATTCACGACGTCCGATTCTCAAGCCAAACACCATCCGCACCGACGAAATCACTTGGAAGACTCATGTGGAACCGGAATACGCGGCACGGCAGATAGGCTCCATCACACACAGGGAACTGCAGGCCTTTATCAGCGGCAAGGCGGAAAAACTGGCACCGTCCACGGTGCTCAAGATCGTCGGCGTGCTCAAAGGCGTCTGCGATCTCGCGGCCAAGGACAGGCTCATCGCCAAGGCTCCGACCGACGAACTCGCGCTGCCCAGGCGTGAGGGCAGGAGGCTGCACCGGTATCTGACCGTCGAGCAACTGCTGGCCGTCGCGGATGAGGCCGGCAGGGCGCGTATCCAGCCGACCGACCGCAAGGCGCTCGTGCTGGTGCTTGGCTTGTGCGGCCTGCGTTGGGGCGAGATGTGCGGCTTGAGGGTGGAGGACGTGGACTATGGACGCCGCCGAATACACGTCAGGCGGAATGTTACGCGCATTGGCAGTGAATGGTCGGAGACCTCGCCGAAGTCGCATGAGATGCGCGACGTGCCGATGCCATCCATAGTGGGCGAGGCGCTGCTTCCCGTGCTGGCCGGCAAGGGGCCGTCCGATTGGGTTTTCCGTGACCATCTTGGCCGTCCTCCGCGCAACCAGTCTGCTGCGGGGGCGAAATCGAACCGCACGTGGTTCATCAGCGCGTGCAGGAGGGCGGGCGTGGAGCCTCTGCCGCCGCATGACCTGCGGCATACGGCCGCATCCATCGCGGTGCATGCCGGCGCGAACATCAAGGCGCTGCAGCGCATGCTTGGCCATAAGAGCGCGGCCATGACGTTGGACGTGTACGCCGACCTCTTTGATTCCGACCTGGATGACGTGGCTCGTACCATCGATGCGGCGGTGCAGGTCGCTTCGCAGGATGTGGGCAAAATGTGGGCACAGGCGGATGCCGTACATGTTCGGAATGTTTGAATCGTTGGAATCTCAAGGATTCCGTGAGGTGGGCGATGAGGGACTCGAACCCCCGACATCCACCGTGTAAAGGTGGCGCTCTAACCAACTGAGCTAATCGCCCGCAAAGCTCTACTGTACAGTATTCGTTGCCTGCGACAGCTTCAACGTGTGTCGCGCTGCCCAATAGGGGTTCCTTCCATAGTAAATGCGTGAAAAATGGTGTGATTTGAGTGTCGATTCGCTGAATTTTCCACAAGAAAGCCAAAAGCGTCGAATCAATCACGTAGAGTAAGGACGTTGAGTAGTGCAGTAGGAGGTCGATAGCCAATGGCGCAGGAACCTGAATCCGAGAGGAACGCATCGGGGATCGCTCGTACTTCAAAGCGCAAGTGGGGGTATGATTCCGAACAGGTGGACGCTTTTCTTGAGCGTGCGCACATGCTGTACGAAGGTGAGGGAGCGCAACTCACCCAGCATGATATTCAGAATGTTTCTTTCGATTTGGTCAAAGGCGGCTATGTGATCGCCCAAGTGGACGCGGCCCTTGCTCGTTTGGAGCGCGCCGTGGTGGACAAGCAGACCACATGGGAGATTTCGCAGCACGGTCGTGTGGCGTGGAAAGCGCAGACCGAAAGTCTGTTCCGCCAGCTTGACGCCCATTCCAAACGTGAGCACGGCGAACGTTTCAAGCCAGGAGAAGGCAAGGAACCGAGCTATGACCGCAAGCAAGTGGATCGCATCGTCGATCAGTGCCTGACGAAGGCCGCTGGCGAGCTCGGCGTTGAGGAAGTGTCGGAAGACGATGCCAAGAAACTTGTCGATCTGAACTCCCAGACCGTGGCGAATGTGATCTTCACCCAGCGCAAGGGCAAGCGTGGCTATGACGAGCGTCAGGTGGATTATTACCTGAACGAATGCGTGCAGCTGCTGACCAGACTCGAATCCTATGCTCGTGTGGCCGACTTCGTGGGCGAGCCCTCCGAAAGCGCGATGACCGCAGCCAATCCGTCCGCAACCAGTCTGGCATCCCAAGAGACGCAGGTGGTCTCGCCGTTATTCGCCGTTCCAGCCGTTTCCGCAGAACCTATTATGCAGCCCGCTCAGGTTCAAAACAGCACTGACTCCTTCGACGCTTTGAATAAGGCGGAACGTGAGATTTTCACCACGCCTGCAACGTCCCCGGTGAGCATTCCGGCCACTCAAACCGCTGCGCCGACGTATGCTCCCGTGGTTCCGCCTGTGTTCCAGCCAACCATCAGCACCCCGTCGGCTCCGGTAACTCCGGCAGCTCCTGTAACGCCGGAACCTCAGGCCGCTCCGGTTGCTCCAGCGGCTCCGGAACAGTCGTTGGCACACCTGTTCAAAGCGTCCAATGCGGTTGACGAGGAGCCATCTTCCGCAGGAACGGAAACCGAAGCGTTCAATCCGCTTTCTGATGATGGCGCGCCGAGCTATGACGCTCCGGCCGCGCCTGCGGCTCCTGTGATTCCAGACACTTCGGTCGCACATCAGCCGGAAGAATCTCACGGCATCAACATCGCTCCCGATTCTTCGTTGGCTGCCTTGGCGCAGATGGCCCAGAACATCGACGCTCCCGATCCGGTCGAAGACACGTTCACCCCGCGCATGCCAAGCCTGTCGACGCCG